AACTCAGGCGAGTCTGCATCAAGAGTTGCCTGAACTGATCTAAGCCCTTCAATAGTCGGTGTGGCAGAAATAACCTTACCCAGCGTGAATACATTGGCCTTGGCCTTCTGCAAATTCCCATTGGCCAGGTTAATCTGCGCCTGGATATTGTCAGCCAGCTGACCAGCGAGTTTTGAATCCATACCGCCCATCGGTGCGGCCTGCTTCATGCGTTCCCCGGCCATCTTTAATTTCGTATACGCCATATCCATTTCGTGCTTTGCGCGGGTGAGAGCATTAGTCTCCGCAGCGTCCAGTGCCTCTAATACCTGCAGCCTCTGATCACCAATCTTCATCAGCTTATCACCATCGAAATTACCTGTAGCCATAAAGCCCTCTTCAAGGAGTGCCAATTTGCCCAGCTCATCGCCTTTGGCCTCAAGCTCCGCATACCGCTTCGCATTCTCGGGCATTGATAGCCACTGCTTTGACGCCTCATCTTTGGCTCGCTGTATAGCCTGTGCCTGCAACGTGGCCATGTCCATTTCATGCCGCTGGCCCTGCCATTGCTGAGCCTGTTCTGCACGGGCATCCGCTTTCTTTTGGAGGCCAAGCTGCTGCGTGGCAATATTCTGATTAAATTGTGTCTGTTGGAGCGCATCGGCACGAGCCTGTTCAGCTTTCAAGCGATCCTGACGCAAAGCACCTGCCTGAAGCAGGGCATTGGAAAAACCTTGCATCTCGGACGGAGGTTGAACAACGGGCATAGTCGCGTAGTTTAACATTGGAACTGCCATGGTAACTCCTTATAGACCCCAGCTGTAGCCATACTGAGACGGCTTGTAGCTGTAGCCACCGCTTGCCGGTGCTGAAACTGCGGGAGCTGCGGCAGCAATGGGGGCAGCTGCGGCAGGTGCACCACCAAATGCGCCCATACCATAGAGCTGGAGGCCGGTGTTAATGAGCTGGTTCATTGGGTTGGGCATCGAGGCTTTGGATAGACCGGCATTCATAGCCATCTGACCACCAGCGATCTGGCTCTGACCCATATTGCCCCCTATACCGAGCTGAATATTGGCAAGCCCCTGACCCAAACCGGCCAGTGAATTTCCTCGATTTACAGCAGCCTGGTTCAGCAAGTCGGCCTGATTAGCCCCCTGCTGCGCCTGAAGGTTGGCTACGTTGCCTGTAGTCTGGCCCATGAGATTTGCAGCGTTCATGCCTGCACCGATATTCATGCTGCCTAACTCACCAGCTGACTGAAATTCAGGCATACCGAAAGTCGAAGCTGCCTGCATACCCATGCCGGCCATATTCTGAAGATCAGCAACCTGGCGCTGGCGTTCTTCAGCTCCGAGCTGACCCACGTTCTTGCTGCGAATGTATGCAGCAACGGTGTCGTTACCAACGCCCATAGCCGCAAGCTGGTTGGCAAGCTGCTCGTCCATCTGCTGCATCTGCCATTGGTATAAAGGGCTGGCAGTTACATCATAGCCACCTGCACCGGGTATGCCCAACGCAGCAGCCAACTGAGGAACCGCGCCCAGCATTTGCGTACCGGCTTGAACGAAGGGTTGTCGGGCAGCTTGACCAGCCTGAAACTGTTCCCGGTAGGTATCCTGACCCTGCTGGTAGCCTTGTTCCAGACGAGCCAACGCTTCTGCCCCGCCCGATCTGTGAGTAGCAATGGCTTGTGCATTCCCGGCATTCACAGCCTCCATAGCCGCTTTGGTGGCCGCTTCGGTGGCGTCCATGCCTTCCCGAACGTATTTCTCGTATATGCGGGCAGCTTCCTCGCCATACTGCTTCATAGTTTCAGCAGCAGCAGCATTGGCCCCTTGCGCAGCGGCAGTGGCTTTATCAATCTGCTTCCTGGCTTTATCGCCAGAGAAGTCCGTTCCCAAAACTTTATCTACAAATCCGAATAAACCGCCCATAGTTATTCTCCTATATTCATTTTACCACAGAAGCAGTCGAATGTTCACCTCATTATTACCTGTAATCTGGCACACTGTTCTGATTACATATTCAGTCTCGGCAAGCAGCACCATATCAGCCTGATAGCGGGTTGCAGCGTTCAATCGCTTGAAGTCGATCAGTGTAGCGGTCGTTACATCAACTGTTGCACCGACAACCACATCTCCAGCGAATGTTTCCGCACTTGCCCGGTTCAAATTGACCGGAGTGAAAGCCGCACCCCCAGTAACTGAATCAGGCGTCTCGTAAACCTGAAACAACGTCTCCTGTTCTACATCGGCCTCAATGCTGATCCGGGTATCCACGTCAGGAGTAACTACCAGAACCACGTCCGGATTCCCCTGCCCCCATGCCCGAAATACTGCGCCATCTTCAATGGCTTGCTGGAGCGGGGCAACAGTGTGTATCTGACCGACAGCATTGATCTTCGCGGCTGCTCCGGTCAGCTTGTCAACCAGTTTTACTTCAGTGAAAAAACTCATACTATCCTCCAGCTTAAACCATCGAACCTCATTGTCATCGAGCTGTCTGTAGGCATCGTCTGGGTCGCCTCGCCTTCTATGTCTACTGCGTCTGCCTGCACTGCAACGGTGATGTTGCCTGCTGACTTATTATCTATGGTTACCTCTAATCCGATAAACTGGCTATTTACAATCGGTAAGGTTATTGTCGCAGTAGCATTCTGTGCTACCACGTAAAGCGGCCCCACCGCAGACATCGTGTAGTCGCCCATGACAGAGATTGTGCGGTGAATATAGATTTTATTCAGCAGCACCTGCACATTGCTGGTGCCTACAACGGCTCCCTCTGCTCCGTGCGCAGCCAGGGGGTTATCAACCTCTGTACCATGCCGCATATTCCTGACCGTGTTATACTGCCCGAAAATCGTTTTGTTCTTCAGCACCTGCGTTTCATCGGTGCCTACGATTTCCCCCACTCCGTGTGCAGCGGTAGGGTTATCGACCTCGGCCCCATGTCGTAGATTGGTGATCGTATTATTCAGTGCATTCAGAGTCTTATTCAGCAGCACTTGAGCGTCGGTTACACCCACCAGTGCCGAACTGCGCCCATGAGCGGTTGAGGCCGCTATATGGCTGGTAATCGCTGCATGAGAGTTGGCCCCGCCATTATCGTCCAAATCATTGTGCGAAGTAGGGATTTCCGGTGGGTCTGGGGCAGGTGTAGTCTGGTAGGCATTCAGCACATCGTAAACGCGCTGAAGCCACTGTATCAGTTCCCGCCCCTGCATATTCGGGGTTGGTGGTCTGAGCAGATTATCCGCCACTGGTGCCCCCCAGATTTACGTTTTCTTCCAAGCCAGTAATCGTTAGGGGAACTCCAGCGGTGCATACAATCTCATACTGCCGATTGCGATAGCTGCCCAGCCCTGATATGCGCTTGAAGATTTCAGTATCCCCAGACTTGCCCAGGCTCACTTCCCGATAGTCCGACCAGTTGGGCTTGCCATCATTTCGGTAGCGGATCAGCAGCTTGGGGTCTGCGTCCGGGTTTGCTGTGGGGGTATGCTGCCACTGAAGATAGGGCCACCCATTGTGATACACTGGGTCTACACCCCACACTGTGTCAAAGTCCCAGTCCGTGAAGTTGGCTTGCACCTGCATTTCAGCGGAAGTCAGCGGCAAGCTACCATCATCGGCAGTCGGTGTAGCCAGATCAGAGTTGTAATAGCATTTAACCGCTTGCCCAGCTTCAAAGGGTTTTCCGACACATCCACTGTAGTTTGTCGCTGAGGAAACTGTAATCGCTGCATAGGAATTGGTAGCTGTTGACGAATCCTCAGTCTGTCTGGTGTTCAGCCCGGCCCCTATCAAACCGCCACCGCTAATCACATTCTCCAGTTGTCCGAATACATAGGAATTTAGAATAGTTGAAAGGGAATAGGATGCCAGACTCACGCCGGCATACCCGTAAATGCCCCCGATTATTACATCCCCCGCAGTGAGGTTGGCGTTCGTAGCCGCAAAATCCACGAAGCACTGTGACACGGAACAAGCTCGAAAAGCCTCCGCAATTATGCCCCCTACGTAGCCCACTGTTCCTACAGTTGGTTCTACCAGAACCACATCTACATCTACGCTGCACTGGTATATCTTACAGGCATCCCCGAGATAAACCAGCCCACCGAAGCCCGCCCCTTCCACACTCATATTTACAACGTGGCAGTTGGTGATTTCGATGAACCCTGCCGGGTCACCCGGATACCATTCAGTCTGCCCGATAAGGCCAGCCATTCGGTTGCCGCCCTCCACTGTGCAGCCAGTGATGGTAATGTTTTCCAGCACACAGGGTTGGTATGCGAAGGCTACGAGCGGGGAACCATAGCCATAGGTGCTTACGAAAGCACCCGAGATTGTCAAATCGTGGATTTTGGTTTCCGCGCTCACCTTATACATATACTGAATTGGGGCTACCAAGTCCTCGTCTGGTCTATTGAGTGAGAAGTTACTAATAGTTTTGCTGTTGCCATCCAGCACATTGTCAATAAACTCTACAATCAGTGGAAAGCCATCCTCGCCTGTCCATGCGGTATGGTTATCCGGGTCTGCATAATGGTTAATATTGTTGGCGGCCAAGTTCTGCATGAGTTTGTAGAATACCCCTGTATAGTCACCCATGCCGACGAAATCTTCCCATGTCCATATCTGGTAGGGGTCTAACTCAACTCCGGTGCCGTGCGCATACACGTGTGCCATTATTCTGCTCCTCTTTTCAACCGCATCTTGAGTTCAGCGGAGAATTTCCGGTCACTGGTTCCATGATCTATAAATCCAGAACGTAGCTGGAACCTGATACGATCTTCTGCATCTGTGTTATACCCATAGTTTAACTCGTATATCTTCCCATCAGCGCCGCCTACGATCTGCTGACCCCACGATTTCGCATAGGTTGCGCTTAAGCCTTTGAACTCGCGATACTTAATTACTTTGTAATCCCATGTGCCCCACCGATACCAGAGTCCAGTATTCAGATCGTAGACGAAGGTATGGTCATCACGCCTGAATGTAAGGACGTAGAAGCGCTCAAATAGCACGAAGGCTTCGGCCTCATCAAAATACTGCAACTCACGAAGTTTACGGTCGATTGCCTGAGAAACCACAACAGGGGTACGGCCCTCAACGCGAACAACCTGGTAGTTGGGTGTGAAGTAAATCCACGCATTGCCGAGCTTCTGAAGCGTATTTGCGTTAATCGTGCCGGTTTCGGCAACTGAACCATTGAGGGCAAGGAAAGGGATCGTGGCATCGCCTGATGCGTAGTGACTCTGTGCGGATTCCCGACCGAGTATGAATAGCTCTTCCCAGCCAGCAGCCATACAGATAATATCATCGGGGCTGGCCGAAGCACTGATTGAAAGCGGGTTCCATGGCGGGGGTTGTGTCCGATCATCCGTCCCGCTATAGAGCGCCCATTGAAAAGTCTGGGTATTCGGTATCGAGGCAATCATGTAGCCTTTAAGATAAGCGATGCTTGAAATAGAGGTTGGTGCATTGGCATCTGTGATGCGGGCGGCCCGTTGCGAGGTGTCCCCACCCCACCAGATCAGGTATCGGCCTGTGGTGAATGTCACGCCGTATTCATCTGCTGCGAACATCGTTTTTGCACCGAAGTCCGGTGCATGGGTTGATGCCAGCGGTGTAATTTCAACTAGTTCCGCAGTCTTGCTGGTCTTAGCGTAAACTTTACGAGCACACACGATTATCAGTGTGCGCTTGGCTTCCCACCAATATGTGTCTACACGAGCGTTGCGCCCCATATCGTGCAGCAGTCTCAGGCCGGGCCTCAGCTTAATAGCTGGCAACCCGCCTGAATTTTCGATATAACCGTTGACGATTTCCAAAGCCCCCTGCGAGGCTTCAGCATCGTCTGCACCCATTACAATCGGTGCCATTAAATTCAACTTTGGCATCAGGCATCTCCCAACAGAACCATTACTCTGACAATATCGCTCGCACCCAGACTCGGAGCAACCGATATGGAATTGGCTTCCCCCGTAGTGTATGTATAAGTGTGATAAACACGGGTTACATGGTCTACGTAAATCAGCACATTCAATCTGCCTGCATTTATGGACACTGTAGGGAGAATAAGGGTGCTCGTGACACCGTTCGATCCAATAGCTGCTGCTGCCAGAATTGTCTTACCCGCAGGCGCTGTATAAGTGTTTGAAGCTGACTCGGCCAGCGTTACGCCCCCAGTGGTTACTGTCCAAGTTCGTGCAACTGTTCCGTCATAAGGGGCACCAGTAATACCTGTACCAGGTGTAAGGGCAGCCAATGAGGGGATAGAGGTTTGGTTGACTGGCTTATACACCTCCAGAGCTGAGTCATAGGCAAGCACCTGGCCATCAGTGGGGGGTGTGGACGAAATGGCGATACCGTATAGTGTGCGTGCATCGGGGTAGCCAAATTCCAACGCAGTCTGCCCGGCATTAACCACTGGAGCTTTACCCTGCTGACCAGTATAGGCCGCAGGAGTATCTGGAAGGCTGAGGAAACTGGCAGTTGCGAGAAACTGTGCCGGAGTCAGGAACTCCAGAGCAGTGCCCCCGGCATTGACAACCGGGATTTTCGTGGCCTGCCCGGTCATTGTCGAGGGCGTATCAGTTAAGTCAGTGAACTTCTGGGCAGCTACTACGCTTTCCAGTGCAGTTATATCGGCATCCAGTGCATCACGGGCATCTGTAAACTGGGCATACTCTACGGTATCACCTGCTTCAGTGCCAGGCATAAGGTTAATACCCTTATGGCTGTTGAAATCCAGGTTAGCAGTAAGCGCTCCGATAGCAGTGTCTGAAATAACCGCATGGTATTCGAGATTGTCCATCTCAATAACCGTTACATCATCAGCATCGGTAACAACGAACTTGTAAACCCCATTACCGAATACTTCAGCCCGGCCATAAGCATCGAGGATTACCGGGTTGGTTGCGCTGCCTGCTGTGGTGTCTCGGTCGATGTAGAGAGCAGCTGGAGTCGATGTGCCGGCTTCATAAGTATAGACCTTGCCACCGGCCAAAGGTTCATCAGTAAGCGGGTCACGCACTCCATTTATGAGAAAATCAACTTGTTTGGCTTCGGCCATGGCGGTTACTCCTTAGTATGCCGGTTCGATAACATCATTATCAGTATACTCTTTCTGATTGCGGATTGCCAGTGCAAGCTCACCCTGTGCCTTGCTTCTCAGCCGATCAATCTTCTGTGCTTCCCGATCATACTCCTCGGCAATCTCAGCGGCCAGTTCGTAAATCAGATAAGAGAGCAGGGTAACGGGCACATCGGGGGAATCTCCAGCTGCTGTTATATCTTCGAGCAGGCGAATGCGTGTGAAGTCCAGGGTCAGCGCCCGGTTGGGAACGGGATAGAGATAGACACGGCTATTCGGGCGGTCGAAATACAGGCTCTCTGGAGTGCCCTGTGTGGTGCGTTCCACTACCTTATTTTCCTCAAACCTGTTCATCATATCGAGGGGGTAGCTGCGCAGCGTTTCAGTGTATCGAGCTTTCTCAATAGCAGTCGTGCTGGCATCGACCAGGAACGATGAACCAGTGTAGGCGGTTGCATCAGCGTAATCATCGAGGGTAGCGTCATCGTCGATTAGCACCCAGTATTCGTCAGTGCCGGGGAGATGGTCTACTGAACTGGTATGCGTGATCTGGCAGGCATAGCTGCTGCCGCCATAATTCACACAATCAGGTGCATCGATAGCCTGCTGCAAATCTTCGAGTGCCCAGAGTTTGCGCCGGTATCGTTCCAGACCCTTGATAATCAGATTCAGATTATCAGCAGCTTCACTCAGCATTTCAGCTGAAGGTTCTTCGCCCTCACCCACGATGCCTGCTTTACGGTAGGCTTTGTTGATAATCTGATTGCGGGTCAGTGTAAATGTAGCGGTCATGCGGACTCCTTAAAGAGAAGGCCGGTCACAGGTTAGTGACCGGCCTGTGTTCGAGGCTTAACGCTGTTTCATGTCCAGCGATAGAGGTATCGAGTGTAGATCGGTAATAGTAATGGTGCAGCTTGCATCGTCCAGCTCAGTCGTTCCTGGGGTAAATGAGCCATCTGCACCTGCTACAATCTTGATAAGGCCAACCGGTGCGATACCTTCATCCAGCAGTGGCACGATCAGCTCGTGGTCATAACTCACGGGTTGAGAGTGTTTGCTGGAATATACGTCACTGGAGTTGACACCTATGATAATGTAGCCACGTTTACCAGCCGGGATTACCGGAGTGGTGGCGGAGAACGCCTGTGAAGCAACAGCTGCTACCGAGTTCAACACCCCACTATGGACGGTGGTGATGGTATTGGTTGTAGCGAAGCATTCCTTATCTGTAGCATTGTATTTCAGGCCAGCGGCAGTAAGGCACTTATTGTTGACAGCACGAACAAGTTCCTTGCGCAGCTGGTAAATATCTACGGCATCATTGCTATTGGCAGTGATCGTACCGGAATAGGCCACCGATGCGATACATGCCAGAGCAAGGAATACCAGCAGAAGGTTGTTCTTCATTAGACGGCTCTCGATTTGGGAACGATAAAGTATTCTGCGAAGGCTGTCACAATCGCAGTATCTACCTGAGCGCCACCAATGGTGAGGCGCAGCGTGTTAGCAGCACCATAGAACTTCTGAGCAGCATCGACTGACATAGCACCACCGTCAGCGGTGCCAGCATTGTTGTTGGCCTTGAGGTCGGTCAGAGTCTTTGCAGCGAGGAACTGGGTGCCACTGGCACTATCACCGAGGGCGATAGTTACACTGGCTTCAGTGGTGTGAACGACCAGACCAGCGCGTTTCACGAAAGCACCCTGTGGGATTACGAGAACGTCTACGGTTCCGCCGCTGGCAGTCGGCTCCTTAGAGAAGTCAATGGTGTTGGAGGCAACAATGGTCTTGCCTTCGATGTGGTTGTATGCCGCTACGGGCAGGAAGGTTGTTGAGTTAGCCATGTGTATTTGCTCCTTATGCTACGTTGACAACGTCAGTGCAGGCGATGTAAACACCGCATGAACCGTAGTCGGCAGCCGAACCAGTCGGGGTGAACTTGAAGCTGGTTTTCTTGGTCTTGGCGATCATCGAACGATTTACACCAATCTCACGACCGTAGTCGAAATACTCGGTGTAAGTGCTCCAGCGCTTGCCCCATGCCCAGATACTCGAACCTGCGCCCATGAAAACGCCTGTGCAGTAGTAGATACCGCTGGACGAGGTGGTCTGCTTGATCTGAATGTTTTCATGCTCATGAATGATAACGTTGTCGATTACCGCAACAGCACCGGTGAAGATCGGGTTGTTCTTTGAACGCTCCATAGCTTCACGGACTGACTGCTGGTAAGCAGCGTTCTCTTTCATATCATAAACAGCGTATGGGTGAACCAGAAGGACGTAGTAGTCTACGCCACCAATCTTGATGGGCTTGAACGGGTAGGTTTTGCGGGCATTGGAGCCAGTGGCGAAACCCGTTTTGGCCATTGCACGAAGTCTGCGAATGAGAGTCGGATTCAGCTTGTCAGCGGCTTCGAGGGTTGCCACGCTGGTTGCATCGCCACCATAAACGATCTTGGTGGGGCTTGCCTGGATTGCTTCAAACCAGAGATTGTCCATGACTTCAGATGACCACTGCTCAAGGGCTTTGGCATTCTCATCGGTCAGGTTGAACCATGGGCGCTGTGCGTCGATGGTGCCTTTGTTCTTGGTTCTGAATGAAGTATTGTATTCTTCGAGGGTAACCGAGTCAGTGAACTGCTCGAACTTGCCTTCTTTACCTTCAACTGCTTCACCGGTTGAACCCAGGACTATCGGAGCCTGAGCGCGGGGGAACATGGTGAAAGTAATGTTATCGCCCATATTTTTTTCAAGCTGGGTCTTTTCATAGATCATGGCAGACGAATCTTTACCCATGAACTTGGATGCGTACATTTCCTTGCGGGCTTCACGGAACGCGGATTCGTCCCAGACTTTCTTGGTTACGGCATCATCCGTGGTAATTCCTTTAACGGCCATTGGTTTTTTCCTTTAATTGTTTGAGATGTGCTTCCAGTTCTTCGTCCGACAGGTTGGCCAGAGCACTTGGTTCAATGTCCGAATTAACGGGTTGAACAGCCTGGCCAGCCGCGGCAGTAATGTTGGAAGCTACCTGATTGATCTGCTTGATACGGTTAAGGGTTGCAGCGGGAACCTGCTTCAGTTTTTCAATCTCTGCGTTCAGCTCTTTAATCTGCTTGAAGAGCTTGGCACGTTGATTGAGCTGGTAGACTCCCCACGGGTTTTGAAGGAATATCTCACCCGTAAACTTATTGATGTCACCATCTTCGAGCTTATCTTCCTTCTTCAGAACTTCGCGAATGAGTTCGGCATTGGCTGACAGATCGGGAGCATACTGAGTGAGGAATTGCATATTGCGGATAGCAGTGGCCTTTATTGCCTGATCCTGCTCAATCTTCTGAATTTCGCGCTCCTGCTCCTGCCTTGCCTGCAAATCTTCAGCGGCTTTAACAGGGTCAGCGTCGAAATCAGCTGCGGTCGGCTTGTCCTTCAGCATCTTTCTCAGTTCCCCGAGCTCATTAGACTGCCGACCAAAAATGGCCTGCAAGTTTTCGAGCTGTTTCTTCAGTTTGCCGTTCTCAGCTTCCAAGTCCACTTTCGTCTCTTTGGCCTTGTCTGCGTTCGGCGCAGGGGCTTCCGGTTCGTCGGGCTTGGTCACGTTCACCTTATTCGCAACGGGTGCGGGGGTAGTCGGGTTCAGCTTTTCAGCCAGTTCTTCATCGGTCAGATTTTCGAGTTGTTCCGCAGGTGCGGAGCTCGTAGCGTCCATTGGTAACATGTTACCCTCCAGTTTGATTTACAGGCACTCGGCCTGCTTTTGCCATTTCTGAATTGAACTTCATCCTCTCCATCTCCATCTGCGCCTGCTGCATTGCCTGCATTTCGCGTGCCCATTTTCCTTTGTTGGGCAGGCTGCTCAGATCAATGAGCATTGCAGGCGGTACCTGCATACCGTGGTTCTGCGCTTCCATCCACAGTCGGAGCTGCGCTTCACGGGCAGTGGGGCTGAGAGGTTGTTCACCAATCGTAATATCATATTCGTTCAGGTCTGCTGTCTCAAGCATCTTCACGATGTATTGCAGCAGTTCCTGATCCTGTTCCTGCGTTCGGCCTTCGATGGGTATTTCACGCTGCCCGATCTTGGCGGCTTCCATGCGGGTCGGGTCACTGGCGGCACTGAGAACGAGACGGGCTATGCGTTCCTTACTGTAAAATTTTTGAACCAGTCTGAATACCTTGCGGAACACAGCCTGCTTGGAGAGAATGAAGTTGTCGAAGATGCGCTCGTTGCCCACCATGCCGCTGACCTTTTGGGTGTTCAAGGCAGAGCCCGATTCGTACCCTGTACCAGTTCCGGCCATTGCTGGCGGGATGTTGGTTACAGCCTGCATGATCTCCACGTTTTGTGAGTGCAGCCGCAGCAACTCAACCGGGAATGGCGGGCTGGGGAGTGGTGTAGGCGGTCGATCTGCATTGGCTACCTTGTTCAGGCTGCCTGGCTTACCGGCGTTGCGCCCGAAATTGGCTTTGTCTTTGTCATCATTAAAAGTTTCATCGTCATATACATAGCCTTGGCCGAGCATTCGGTTCACAATGTCAATGGCCTGACTGCCACGCTTATTGATTTCGCGTTGGGCGTCCTTCATGGACTCCACTTTGCCACACCAGTCATTGTCATCGAACTTGTAGGCGTAGACTGCTACAAGGGAAAAGCCTTCATAGGGGCGATCAGGGTAGTAATTGCGAACAAGCTGGTTGCCCACTGTTACAACGATGCGGATGCGGTCGCGGGGGAACTCCATCAGGTTCAGGTTGGGTATGGTTTCCGCTTTCCGATAGGCTTCATAGCTGACTTCCTGTGCATCGATTCCGTTGGGTGCCGATACGAAGTAGGCGATTCTGGTTTCCTTAATTTCGTGCTCGATGAAGCGCAGCCGCTTATGGGCCTTGTCATACAGTTCAGTATCCGCTTCCATCATGCGGATGAATGTATGCACTTCGTCGTCTACATCGGGGTACTCATGTGATCTCTCGATCTGGCTCTCCAGCTTGTCCTTAATATGCGGATACCTGGCTATGGCTTCCTGAAAGCTAATCCATTTGGCCTTGTGGCAATGAGTTGCATCTGAGCCATCGAGTTCGTGGTGCGCACCGAAGTAGCCGTCAGACCACGGAAAGCGCTCGATAACAACATCACCCAGCGGATTGTTCCGCTGAGTCATGTTGATATGGAACAAGCCTCTGCCCGGCACGACCTCATCTTCAAACACTCGTATTTCCTGCTGTGGCAGGTTTGATCGTTTTGCAATCCAGGTAAGGACTGCGGTTACTATGTCAGCTACGCCATCGTCTGAACCTTCCATTGGATAGGCTCTTGGGTCGAGTCGATTCTGACGTGCCAAACCGGATAGGCTATCCACGAACGCCTGGGTGTAGTTATACACCTGGTGTGCTCGTGACTTGGAGTTCAGCTCTGATTTCTCAGCCTGAGTCCAGTGTTCGCCTTTGAAGAAATCTACTGCTTCGATTGACTTCTTTCGGCTCGGCTCTTCGATCTTCACAGCATGTTTGAATAGGCCAATGGCTTCTTCAGTTACTTTGTTTTCGTCTTTGGTTGAGGGTACTGCGGGGAGAACGGCTTCCAGTTCTTCAGTTTCGTGCGTGTGCGGCTTTTCACCGGCAATGGCTACTGCGAGGCGGGGTTCGTTGGTTAGCGGGTCGGGATAAAGGCTGATTTCGTGTGTGTGGCCTTTGTCATTCGAGGTTATAAAAGTCCTGGCTGCATCATCCTTGTAGATGAGGTGCCAGTGTTTGTCCGTCACCGTTGTTTTGAATAACATTGCCATACCCTTATGTTACCAGTTTTGTATCAATTATGCAACTAGCCAATTTCGATCAAAATTTTCAGGGGCTTCTCGGGCTTCCCGGTACTTATCTCGGGGCTTGATGGGCTTATGGTTGGATTTGACCGCTGCATCCGGTGAAGCGAGTGTCACCATGAACGCTTCGACCAAGTTCGGGCTCTTCAGGCCACGGGCTTTCATCTTCGCCTTGCCCTCGATCTTGATTCTGCCATTGGTATCGTCCTCATCACGCTTCATGATTGTGAGTTCATTTACAAACTTTTTCGTCAGACGGTGTTTCGGCGGGATTGTGACCAAGTTTTGCTCAAAAGATTCGCGCACTTTCCAGTAGAGTTCATCGCGGAGGCGTGCATATCGCTTGCGTTTGTCCGTTGTCTTTGTGGAAACGTCTACGCCGCGCACTTTTCCCGGAAATCTGCGCTTCAGGATGTGAAAAACGCCTGCACCGTTGCCAATGCAGTCGATAAACATCATATCTACACTGAAATCAGTGAATATTTCGGCTAACTGGTCGGCCAATTCGATGGTATCGTTGGTTTTTGTGATCTCAATCAGCTCAGTTATCTGCCAACCGTCTCTGATTACGATGCCAGCCGGGTCACCGCCTTGGAGAGACGGGTCTACACCCATGATTCGCATGGCTGTTTCTTCCTCATACGGCTCTTTTTCACAGGCATGGTCGATCCATTCGCGGGGGACGAGGGTGTCCGGGGATTGTTCAGGCGGCAGGCCGCATACATTTACACGAAATTCGTATGAATCCTCGCCGTAGGTGTCCAGATCACGAGCTATTTTCAAGGGGTCTACATTGTCGGACTTACGGGCGTCCCAGTGCAGCTTGATCCAATACTTAGACCGCTCCCCATAATGCGTTTCATAGGCGTATCCGTAGTTCTTCGTGGGGTTAAAGATAGCCACCATGAAGTTTACGGGGTCTGTGAGGGTGGTTTCCAGGGATGTGATTACTGAGGCTTGCACGCCGTCTGCTTCGTCGATGATAATCATCATAAAGTCTGCGTGCAGGCCGTCCATAGTCTTGGACTGCTCTTCCTCGGCCTTCGACTTGGGTGCGGTTCGCAGTCTGGCGAACCAGCTCTTGCCCTCTTCGTTCGGGTTATCGGGGTCTTTCATGTAAATCTTATCGGCTTGGAGAACTACATTATCGCGGAACAGGAAGCAGGGATCACCATTGGCATCCATGCGGTTCACCCACTTGGAGGTTTCTGACATGAAAACGTCACGCAAATGGTCGCGGGAGGGACCAGTTATTGGCTGTTTAGAGTTACGGAAGCAGCATAGGAACCAGAGCATGATCCAGCTTGCCATCGCGTCTTTTCCCGTGCCCTTGCCGGACATTATGGAGAGGCCGATCTTGGCTATGTATTCATCCTCTTCGGGTGTGGTCGGCTTACCTTCATGGCGCTTGAGTTTGGCAGAGACGAGTTTGCCCAGCTCGTCGAGAGCGTGGGTTTGCTGATTGGTGGGCTTGGCTCCAATGGCTTCGATCACGAAGCGGTAGGGGTCAGTCTGCCACTCCTGAATCAGGGTTACTATGTCGTCTTGATTCTGAACTTCTTCGTGCTGTTGCAATGCCAACCGCCTTTACAAGGGAAAGTTTCTGGATATTCTCAGTGGACTGTTCGCGCAGCAGTCGCATGGTCTTTACAAGCTCGGGTATGTGCTTCAGCTTGTGCTCAGTTTTCATGGCCTTGAGCTCTTCGGGAGTCATGTCGAGTAGATGAGCTATGGTTTCTTCAATAGCATTAGCCAGGTTCTGTTTGATCGTGGCCAGCTTCTCAGTCATCTCCGTAGCTGTTCTCACCTGTTCGGATTCGCGCAACTGCTGGAGCTTTTCACCGGGGGTGGCTTGGGGTGTTTCGGCCAGTCCTTGAAGAAACTCGACGAACTCCGGGTACTTGGTGCGAATCTCGGTCAGGCGATTATGTGCCTGAGTCTTGGTTACACCGAATATATCCCCCATGCCCCGAGTGCTGATCCCCGCCTCAAAGTGGGCTCTGGCCATCAGCAGGTCTTGAATTTCATCAGTGGTTCTGGGGCGGCCCCATGCTTTTTTCGGTTTCTTGTCTGCCATATCCTTATGATACCATATTGGTGTCAGATAGACAAGTGAGTGGTGCGGAGCCTTTAGCAGCGCGGGTTTCCGGGGCAGTTTCTGATTTACGTTACAAATTTTATGCAGAATTAGATTTTGGGATGATGGGCTCATTTCGGACACCCCCGCCCTCCCCCCACCTATGAATAACCGATCTAAGCAGTTACGGCGACAGGTAATCAAGGTTACATGGAGGTTCGCGAGCGAAGCGAGCGGGGTAATCGAGCGCTGATGGTGGGTTGTGGTAACTTGGCTCGGCCGAGTTTTTGAAGTCCAGTTTATGAAGCGCGTGGCGGCCATGTTTTGGTTATTGAGGCGGCAGCTGTTAGTAATTGGTCGCTGCGAAATTGCATAAGAAGGTTTACATAATACTGCGAGTTTGGCGTAGAAATTATCAACCTGGCATATGCCAATAATGAATTAGCATATGCCAATAACCTACGAAATATCGTAGTTTTTGCCTGGAGAAAATGTTATAGGATTAAATAAATATTAAAAATAGTTCTTGCATTATCTTGTTTTATCTGTTATACTAAAAGTATAGGAAGTTCGGGAAACGAAATACAGAGGAGTTTTCGAAATGGAAAGTATTTATAAAAACGGTAGAACTGTCAGAGTTACTAATTATAACGGTCAGATACAAATCAGATACATTAACATGGCAGCTGTGAAACGCAATGTTAAGAAAATGGCAGCTGTTGCTAATAAGCCGGTATCGTTATCGGCTGCTGAATGTAAGTCTATTGTAGACAGTCATGACTTTTGAACTAAAGGAATATCAACAATGAACACCATAGAAAGTAAATTTATCACATGGTATAAGAATACACGCGCGTCACGTTTTGAGCTCTTAAATTTCGATAGAGTTCAAGAGGAACTAATCCGGGCATTGCATGGCATTGGCAATAACTATTGCCTAAGAGCAGTAGAAAATTTTTGGGAATATTATCGTAAGAATGACGGCCTGACAGGGTAAACGATACGGGGTTCACAGGGTAAACGACACGGGGCTCTAAGCTTAAAACTAATTGGAGGTATTGAAAATGTATAAAGCAATTATGGGGTTCGCCGCGGGCTGTATCTGCTGCATGTTAGCAGCTGGTTATTGCAGCGACCTTGGTCTGTTGTCAGTAATCGGCGGCGTGTCCGCTGGCTATACGTATATTACTAACTAAGGAGCGGATTTATGAAGATTATCGTCGAACTGAGCACAGATAATGCAAGTATGGAAACTGAAGAAGAATATCAGCTGGAAATTAACCGGATTATGCAGCGCATTGGCGTTAACCTGGGGAAACGGCCTGGACTACTGCAAGATCCGAGACTTGAATGGTAACACAATCGGCCAGTATGAGGCTGAAGATATACCCGTATTTGAGGAGGCAAGCGATGAATAACAATACATTTGCAGACTTTCTGAAGTATCTACCAGTGAGAATCGATAATCAGCCGAAAACATGGGAGTTAATCGGCAAATGCTCTGACAACGTGGAATTGTTACAGACTGCTATTAAGAGAATCGGCAGCGTAACAATACAGCTGCAGGGCATTGGCAAGATCGGCGAACCATATCAGAGCTTAGACGTATCTGTGACGTTTAACGGATTCCCCCCGTATGTGTTCCACTTCTCACACAATAACAGCCGGCTTATATTGGACCCTGCAGGATTGCCAGAATACCGCAAGGTAGATACTTATACAGGTGCGGCCAAGCTGCATCACGCTAAGCGCGTAGAGTTCTTAAACTCTGCTCTGTATTCGATTCTCTGTGACATTGGCGCGATTGCAAACTTGCCTACTGACTTTGAGGAATTTTGCAGCGAGCTTGGTTATAATGTCGATTCCATGTCTGATAATGCCACGTTTCACGCGTGTATGACTCAGCGTAAACTTTACCGGAAGATGTTCACAGCTGAAGAGTTAGACGTAATGCCGAGTTAAATAGTTGCACGTGCTCGGATTATTCCGGGCACAGTTTTTAAAATTATTGGAGGTATTGAAAATGTTAATTAAAAAATATGAAGGCTGTGCGGTCGACAATCACAATGGGATATACACGGCACAGCTATTTGCGGAACGGTATCCGAGTTTCGTTGTTCCTGAAGTATTGCCAGAGTTGTTGGCCGGGCCGAATCATGCAGAATATTTCGATGCAAAATGTGAAGAATATATACTTTCAAAGGATGGTGTATTATTCGAGTATAACGAGTCTGGCGACATACTAGAATACAGTCTGATTGATAGCGAAACAATCACAATCGAACAGCTTAATGATCTGGCAAAGCCTGTTAATCCACGTGGTATGTCGGTATATGAGAATCAGTTCGGGTATGCGGATATTGTACAGCTCGGCGAGAATTGCTTGTGTCGTGTGTCGATTGCCAATACTGGTATTATATCGGCTGATTGTTTCTTTGAGATGGGTGATTGTTTCTCGGTCGAAGAAAATCTTCAGCAGTTTATCGAGCAGGAAATTGAACCAAAGTTGCGCGAAGAATTTGAGGAATCGCATGTTATTTTAACATTGCCAGCATATTACGCTAGTTATTTGATTAACTGTGATCCGTCCGGGTTGACGGATGACGAGCAAGCTGAGATTGATAAGTTTATCCTGGACTCAGACGTCGGTTTATGCGTAGGTTGCTCTGATGATTCTTGGTTTGCGCACTCGAATGACATGAGCAACCTGGGCGCCGATGTTTGTGAATTTTATTTTGAGAAATTAAAGGGGGAATAAAGTTATGAGAAAAGAATATTACGAGATGTTAATGGATATCACCAAGACTGCGTCAAAAGACGCCCCAACACACAAAACGGTCGCGGTATTAGAAAATTATGTTATGGCCACGGATGCAAAACGTGCGTTAAGAATTACAACCGAGACGCCAGTTAGGCCAGATGGATTATACCAGATTGCAAAAGTGGGCAAAGAATACCAGTTAGTTGCATCATCTGAAACTGGTAGATACCCAGACGTTGAACGGATAATGACGGTGAAGTCCAAAGAAACAGTAACGATACCTTGCACAGCCGTGGATACAAAAACAGGTAAAACTGTTAGACTCCATCCCGACTATTTCCCCGGTCGATTACTAACTATCTTTGGCAAGCTGCAAACAATGTCGAGCGCTAAAGATGTTTCAAGTCTTAATTATCAGTACTTAGCTGTTGTTGCAAAAAAGATGTTTTTGCTAGCAGATGACGAGATACAGATTGAATATACCGGATCCAATTCTCCGCTAAAACTCACCTGCAGAAACGGCCTGGAAACAATAGAATATGTCATCATGCCACTGTCATACTGAGGTGAATCATGCACCATATACCCAGCATGATACGGGAGCGGGCGATTCGATTGATCCGCAAGCGAAAATTCAGGGAGGCGATTGAGGTTCTGAAGCTGTTGATTGAAATGATCGAGGGCTGATGGCTAATACCCGGCATTCGTGCCGGGTATTTTTATACCTGGATTATCGATTATCGACCGCTCTAAGATTGTGAAATAAATAACTAGTTGGGCTTATGATCGGCTACTCGCTATTGTGCTCCAGTAGCGGATTATTTATTTGCAGGCGATTTAACGGCCTATACGCTGCGTTTGGTTGCTGGGTATCTATACTCTATTGTTGCAATGGAAATTGATTTACGGCGTGCCTGGCGCTAATTGTCGGTAGTTGTTGGCCGGTGGTTGATTATTGGATATTGAATCGGCTTATCAGTTTTCTGATAATTGGCGGTTAATTGATACTGGATTAGTAGCATATGAATTGGTGGTGGGTCAGGCAAGTAGGATGCGGGGCGGCATGTCTAGCCCGTAGACTTGTTTAATGACCTGGCGCAGCTGGAGTGGGCCATCCATGCAGTAGTTGAAGAGCTGGGGGTGAGTGATTGCCATCTGCTCAAATCGGTTTGGGCGTTTTTCAAGGTGCAGGCCGAACATGCAGAACATGCAGCCGGTTCGTTGGTATCCGAGATCGTATATCTGTGAATATTGCAGGTTGTTTTGTTTTACGTATGCCCAGATGTCAGTTTCCAGCCAGAAAGATAGGGGGCTGATCTGGGTCTGGTGAGGTTGAATGCATTGCAGCTATGTCGGTAGAACATTTCCAGGCGTTGATTGGAATCTTCAGCCATGGTTCCTACGATTGGCGCGTTGCCTATTGCATCCATCGGTTGCTTCTTTAGGTGTTTGCAGCATTGATCGCCGATCTTTATTGGAAGTTCAGTCAAGAACTGCCACTTATTGCTGATCTTCGCCATCGGGCTTAGGGTTCCATCCTTCCGAGTTCCAGTCAGTCGTAGGGCTTTGAGGTATGAGGATTTGGTTCGCTGGACTTCGCCGATGTATTGCGCCATGCGCTTGCTAATTACCGGATACCCGTATTTGCTTACTACTTCGAGGAAGCTGAGCTTGGGCTTAACAATCTCTACGTTGGGGGTGCGCTGGACAAATGATCGGATTTCTGGATACTCCAGGCCGGTGTCTGCGAATACTGCTTGGATATTTGGATTTACACGTCGGGCTATGTGGAGCAGAACAGTGGAGTCCTTACCGCCCGAGAAGCTGACTTTGGCATCTGGGAATACTTGTAACCACTCCTCGATACGGCGCATACTCGCGCGAACCTTTTCCTCCAGCGGCAGTGCCTGCATTTGCAGCAGCTTTTGTCGTCTGATACTTCGTTCGTCCATTTGAATACCTCCATTTTGTATAAGAATAACACAGATAATATAAGATGTCAATCGGGAATATTTGTGTGAAATGTTAAAAACACGATTTTTGAAACCCGCATTGGAAGCGCGATTGCGGTGTGTGGATTTTCGTGTTTTTTGAGCCGATTTTTGAACTTGAAATTGTGTGAAAATTACACAAGTGGGTGGTGGCGCGGGTTTCCGAATTTGGGGCTTGCCAAGGTTGCCAAGGTTGTGCCAGGGTTGGTTTTCGGCTTGTCAGCTTGTCGTGAAGCGTGTTACATGGCAAATTTTGCCAAGGTTGCCAGGGTAAATACCAACTCTCTTTATTTTACGCGCGTGCGCATGTAAAGGTTGAAAAACCTTGGCAACCTTGGCATGTAACACTGTAATCCGCATGTAGAACAGGTATAGGGGATAGCCAACCCTGGCACAACCCTGGCACGAACCCTGGCAACCCTGGCAAAAGTGAGTCGTAGAGCGGGTAATAAAAATCCGGGTATTGCTACCCGGATATGTAAATCGACTCACAGCTCTCAGTCTACTTCTCAGCCATCCATATATGCCCTAATTACTTGCGCCGCGACTTGTGGCACGATTGCATTGCCATAGCCCCGCAGTAATCCCACTCTGCCGGGTATCCCATGAGCCAGCGGGAATGTGCCGGATTCAACTGGCCGCCACTTTCCATCCCGGCAGAAGAGCCAGTCAGGATTTTGCCACAGGCTGTCAGGCGCATCGGTTGATTGCGGTCGATCATTGCAACCCTCTGCGGCAACGGTATGCCCGTGTCGTGCGGTCTGATTGTTCCGTTGCCCCTCGCCGCGTCGGTCGTTGTTGGACTCGGCCAGCCCGCGATTGTCACTACCTCCCGAAGATTGCCCGATGTTTTGCGCCCAGGTCTGCTGGGGTGGTTCAGTCGTTTCTCGTAGTCCATCGGGGGCAGCGTGTCCATCGTTTGTGGTGTCGGCCAACCCGTAACCTTCGCAGTTAGGGCAACCATATTTGCCGAGTAGTTCGATGTCAAATTCATATCCGCAAAATGCGCAAGCTGTGCCGTTACATCCAATCGATCTGTTGATAAAACACCGTTGCGGATTCTCCCGCCCGAATACCCGCCCTTGTGATCTGTCTGACTGGGTGTCGGCCAGCCGTTCGGCAACAAACCAGATTCTTTGCCTGATGTGGTAGCCGCCGATGCCACAAGCTGGTAATACGATCTTCCCCGTGGCGTAACCTTCTGCTTCCAAGTCATCCTGTAAATCATCGAGCCAGCCGGTTCTAATCGCTGCTTCAACCTGTTCTCCAAAGATGTTTGCAGGATTGCACTCTCTAATGAGATTGAAGAACACCGGCCAGAGGTGCCGGGCGTCTGCTTGTGCTTTCTGCTTTCCTGCGTTGCTGAATGGTTGGCAAGGTGGGCTTCCTGTCCAGCATGGTCGGTCGTCTGCCCAGCCTGCGAGTCGCAAGGCGTAGCTCCATCCGCCGATTCCGGCGAAGAAGTGGCACTGTGTGTATTGTTTGAGTTCTTCTGGTCTGACATCCTCAATACTCCTTTCGTCTACTACCCCCGGTGCGATATTTCCCTGTAAAATTAAAATCCGTAGCCATTCGGCTGCTCGCGGATCAAACTCATTGTAATATGCCACCATAGATTATTCCCTCAACCTCAACCCTGGATAGCCACGCTTGCCCTTCAGACGACCCTTGCTGATGCCCCATATTCGTTTAATGAGTTTGGGTAGCAGCTGACTCATCCCCTTGTCAGTATCCCCAAGTGCGGCCATTACCGCTTCAGTTTCGATGAACGCTTCAGGATCGGCAACCAACTGAGTAGCAACAAACTCCATTGCAGGGTTGGATTCGTAAACCGCTTCCCGCTTACTGAGCTTCATCGATTCGGGTTCGACCAGTCCATGTTCAACAACCCGGATCAGTCCTTCGAGCATCCAGGCAACGATGCCAGCTCTGCGATTCGGGTCTGCCCAGAATGCCGCACTCATATACTGAGCTTGCTCTGCGCGGTTCGTTTCAGCAATCGGATTCTCGAATCGGAATACGCGATAGCGCATTTCAGCCGCGCCCGATGGATCGACGATTCGCTGCATATCATTGCATGTGGAAATCAGCTTGGCAGTTGTTGGAGCAGTGACCGGCTTCCCGTATTTCGGTTCAACCGTGTATGTGCCACTGGTATATTCCTTCATGAACTCTTCCCACTGGGCAGTGAATCCCGAATCGTTGCTGACCGAAGCAAACTTGTTCACCAGCATTGTGCTGGCCCACTTGTCCTTGGTCAGGCGCTTCTCGTTCACTGTTGATTGGCCACATACCCCACCCGGAGCGGTTGCAATCGCAGTTGCGATAGTCGTCTTGCCCGAATGGGGAACGCCGATAAACACCAGCTGGCCACGCAATACTACATGCGGTTGCAAGATCAGGCCGGATAATGCCTGCAAATACTCCCGCTGTTCAACATCGGGAATTGCGTATGTGAGCAGATCGGTGAACTCATCACATCGACGGTCGAAACTGGTTTCTGGATCGAATGGAACCGACACACGGGGGCCGAATATCGTGCGGTGATTGGTAGGCGTGAAACTCATATCCGCTATGTCGAGCAGCCCATTGGCAAATAGCACCTGGGTATGGGTGGTGTGGAATGGCACCCAGATTTCATCAACAAATTCCCAGTAAGTCGAATATTGTTCACATTGCCCCAGATCGGGAAGTCTGAATCGGGCTTCGATAATCTTCATTACCGTTTTCTCGGTATTCGACCCACGCAGGTTATTGCACAGCTTCGCGATCTGATTCGTTGCGATCAGCCAACCCCGCTCAGGCGTATAGCCCCAGAACTCTCCAGCGTGGAATGCCAGCGGCTTGCCCCATTCCTTCAGTGCCATTTCAGCGATCTGCGCATCGGTCAACCGCCCATTTGCTGCTGAACGTGCCCGTTTCTTGGGCTTCTCACCCGGTTTCGTTACCATTATCTGATTGCCGTCTGCGTCTACTCGAATCTCAGGCATTTACTACTCCCCATCTATCCAGAGTTATTTTGCAGTAGTCCGGGTTCAATTCAATACCCAGATACTTGCGAGAATGCTTCATTGCTGCTACACCAACTGTTCCTGCACCATTAAACGGGTCTATTACCAGACCATCTTTCGGGCAACCTGCCAGAATACAAGGTAAAATCAAATCAGGCGGGAATGTGGCGAAATGTGCGCCTTTAAACGGTTTGGTTGTCACCGTCCAAACACTGCGGCGGTTGCGGGTTTGCGCCCCGGTGAACACTGACCCGACCCCGCCCGAAGCGACTTGATATTCGGCCGTTCCCTGCCGCCCGGCGAACGAATCCGCGCGAACCCTGCCCGCCTGAATCGCAGGCTCCTTAATCGCCTCGGCGTCGAAGTAATAGCGCGGCCCCTTCGACAGCAGAAATATGTATTCGTGTGCTTTTGTGCAGCGGTCTTTCACGCTTTCTGGCATCGGGTTGGGCTTGTGCCAGATAATGTCTTGCCGCAGATACCAGCCGTCCAGCCGTCCTGCTGTAGGGCGAAGGCAACTCGCCAAGGGATGCCAATCAGGTCTTTGGGTTTACAATCTGGGGCGTGCGTCTTGACTAGCCTCCCTTCGATGGTTCCACGAGAGGTGCCTTGCTTTCCTCCCTCCTGATGGCTGCCATCCGCGTTCCTCCCTTTGCCTGAACCAGTATAACTATCCCCCAAGTTCAGCCACAAAGTGCCATCATCACGCAGCACCCGCTTTACTTCTCGAAACACTGACACCAGCTTTTGCACAAACTCATCAGGCGTTGGCTCAAGCCCGATCTGCCCGGTCTACATTATAATCGCGAAGTCCGAAGTAGGGTGGGCTGGTCACGCAGCACTGAACAGACTTCTCGGGCAGGCACTTGAGAGCATTGCCAGACAATCGCCGCATAGCAGGGAGGCATTTTCAGACTGATAGTATATCATCCTAATAGCGCCTCCACGTCCGTAAAATTCCAAATCGCAAACCCATCTGCATATGACCACAGGCTGATTGAGGTGGGGGTTATGTCGAGATAGCCATTCACCTGGCCATTACCCCGACAACTGCTCTTGGTTTCGACCTTCTCGCCCAAGCCCCTCAAACATTCTACCACCGAACCGATGTATATGGGAATAGATTTTCGGGGGTAGGCTACACCGAGCTTGGTGAGCCATTCCTGGATGAGGGGTGTAACTACCAGCTCAACTTGCGGCTTCTGAACTTCCTGAACCGCTGACCACAGAGCCAGTTCGCCGATATTCACCTCCAGTAGCCGGTCGCTGCAACTGACTATCCGATTCTCACCCCCGCACATCCAGAACATGCGACGATCAGCCTTGCATACCTGAACGGATAGCTGCTTAACCAGTGGTGCAGTAATGTGCTTGATGATCTGGTTGGCAGTTCCATGAGTGCAGGCGATGGGTTCGGCCAGCCGGTATATCGCGTGGATACCTTTGCCCGAACAACTGGTTCTCACCATTGATGCAGAATAATCAATAGCGGTTAAGTCAATACCTGGATTATCCTCAGCATCAATGTCCAGACCCACCCAGCAGATTTCACACCGCTGGCCGGCCATTGGTTTGAACCAGTCCTCATACGCACACCCGCTACAGCCTCTCAATGGCGCGTTCTTCATCGCCCGTGCAATCGTTTCGTGCTTAGGCAAAGACTTTCCAGGGAGCCAGCACCACGCTTTCTTATCGCGGCCTGCGAATCCGAGCTGTGGTTTCAGGCTCGTTTTCTCAAATAACCAGTCCACTAATTCGCTGTAGTTCATACCTTTGCCCCTTCAGCCGCCGATAATGCGGCTCTTATGAAAATCAATAGCTTGTAATGCCGCTTTAATTTTGTCTGCACACGGGTCACAAAGCTCGGCGTTAAAATCAACATCTACTGTTTTTCTTTTGCCGTCGGTGCCCATCAATCGGGCTTGAACGCCGACACACGCAAACATGTTTATTTTAGATCTGCAAATCTTGCATCTTTTATTTTTGCTCATCACTTACCCCTTTCTGCCACTTCTAGGGCGGCCTTGCCATCGTGATACCATTGTTCGCTGATATAATCATCGTCGAATCGGTCGTCTTCGATCCAATCTATAGCGTCTTGCAGCGCCTCCCGCATCTGCTCTATCAGCTTGTCTTTGCGCTCAATCTCAGCCCGCGCCTCGGCAAGCTCTTTCTCAAGCATTTCGATCTTGTCCAGATCAGCCGCAATCTCCTCAAGCGTTGGCGGCTCATCGGCTAGGCGTTGAAACTCTGCAACCAGTGCAGCATTTTCAGCCCGCGCTTTTTGCAACTGCTGCTGCAGTTTGGCAATCTCATCATCACGCCATTCGGTAAACATTCCCATAGCAAATACCTCCAAAATTTAAACCTTAACCGAAGTATAACAAACACAGAAAAAATATGCAATAACAAAATAAAATAAAATTATTTGTTGACAATAACAGATTTCGATGCTAATATTAAATCGTAGGTTGGTTCATTGAAAATTTAAGTAACGTGAAGTGCGGGGGATACCGCTTTAACTTCACGGCCAAGTTTAAGCGAAAGGAGTTGGAAATGCAAAGCAAGGAATTTAAGAAAGACCTAAAGGGGATTCAGAACAAACTGATGGGCGCAACAGCAGCCCCCAGCTGGACTCTTCTAAAGTCGAGAATCATGGAGTTCATGAACGAAACCCGTCGAACCTGGGGTTCGGCAGTATTTTACCTGTTGGAGAAAGGACTTGAATATGAGCGTAATGGAAGATCTTCTGAAGGATGTTAATCGACTCACACAGACCGCTGCTGAACCCCAACTCAGCTTCTACGCCTGCCAAGCGTGCGGAGACTGTTATCGCAGCGAACGGATGCTGGAAACCTGCCCCGGATGCAAAACCAATGCGCGGCAGTGGCCAGGTTCAACCGCTGATGAAGCTCGTGGCCGTGCGAAGCGGGCTGCTGGAGTTGCGCCTGCGACTACTCTTGTGGAGGTGCCCAGTGAACCAGTTACTCAGCCCCCAATATCTGAAGCTCCTAAGCCCGGATCGACAGATGGCATATCAGTTACAGTGCCAAGCACAACGGATAAACCCGCCGGAGCCAAACGAACCGTCAAAACCAAAGCTGAGCCACAAGTGGTACAGGAAATCACACAATCGAACACAGCGCCGGTTGATGCAGAAACGGATTACCGGGCAGCGCGTGAAGCCAGAGTTGCAGCCTTCATCGAGAAGCACGCGCTCAATGAGTTCCAACCCGTGCCTGTCGGAACTGCCGTTGTCCAAACAGTTGGCTATACTCTCTGGGTCGGTGGAAAACCTATCTTCAGGCTTAAAGAGTCTTTCGAGACTGGTCGAGAGTTTGCGGCTGATTACAATGCTGCGAGAGCGGAACAACCGGCTACCCGTATAGACGTTGCAGCCTGCAACAAAGTCTCTGACCCGGAACTCGAAGCGTGCCTCTACAAAGGCGATCTGATTGTCAGCCTCAACTCGGGGCACGGAACTGAGATTGTCAAACCCGGTGACACTATTAAGATTGGTGCTTACCGAACCCGCGAAAATCGCTTGAGATTCGCAATTATCTAAGGAGAATTTATGGAAAACGAAGGACAGATTGAAATGATGTTGGCCGAACCCGAACCGCAGCCGGTGGAGATCGGCGTCGAGGCTCAGAATGAGCTGCTGGACAAGTTCGAGAAAGCTATTCTCGGACACCCGGTTTTCAAAATCGGCCAGAGAGTTCGTGGCTCTGAGCTGGGAATCAAGGTCGAAGTGCTCAAGCCGGGTGAGCAGGCGATTGTTGTTCGCTACGGGGCCGAGGTCGAGAAGCAGGTTCAGATGATGGGCGGGCCACGTGGCCAGAACTGCGAAATTCAGATGTTTAACGCACAGGGCCAGCTTGTAAAGCGGGTCGTGGATTCCAGATTTCTTGAAGGAGTAAGATAATGAGTAAAGTAGCCAAAGCCGAAGATACCGCCCTGGTAGCAGCCCCACAGTCCGCAATGAGCCTGATACCCAGCGCCGAACAGATGGGAGATGGGTTCGTAGCCCCGCAGGATTCCAAGTTTCTCCCGTTTCTCGAAATGGTATTCCCGGTTATGCAGACCCCCGACAAGCCTCAGTATAAAGGCAAGGAATGGACAATTGGCTTCCAGGATGGCAACAGTTTTCAAGCTCTGCCTGCCGGTACCATATTAACCGTTCTCGACAAGCGCAATGTGATAAAGCGCGAATACAAAGACGACGCCGGCCAGTCGAAGAACGAGTATGCCGCAGCCGAACTGCAGCGCGGAACCCCGCCCCAGACCTACAATCGCACCACAGCCCGCTACAATGAGTTGCTGATGCAGGAAGCGGCCTCCAGCAACATCTTCAAGGGCTTCTCGCTCATAACCATTGTTCTGCTCCCCGATGGCCGAACAGTGGTCTGCGACTGCGCGACTTTCAAGACCTTTGCCGGTTACATCTACCCGGCGTTGGGCTCAGTAGCATTGCAGTCCAAAACGGGCCTGAAGATCAACATCGAGAGCCACGAAGCGAACTGCACCAAGGCTAAGACCAGTGGCCACTTCTACCCGGATAAGAAAAAGTTCACCCAGTGGGAGCATGTGCAGCTGACCCCTGAACAGCTTACCAAAGCCGTCGAAGCAGTGAATCTGGCCGGTGAAGCATATCTCACATGGCTGAATAAATAATCCGTTAAGCGGCCAATGAAGTTGGCGCGGGACACCGTAACCCGCATTCATGGGTGAGTGGCGAAATTGGTAGACGCTATGACTGCCAAGTATGCAAGCATAGGCAAGAAGAAACCTCTGATGCTCGGGTTCCGCGCACCCAACGGGCTAAGAGGAGTGCAGGTTCAAATCCTGCCTCACCCGATGACCCGGTCTTGGCCCTTATCCCGTAGCATTGGTCGCTTAAAAGAGGGTTGACCTCCATGCACGCAGTGGTTAGCGTGACCAGGCGCTTCGGCGCAGGGAAGCCGTGGGTTCGAATCCCACTGGAGGTTCTGCGGCAGGGATGCCGTCTCTGGAATGGGCTGGCCGGGGTTCTATCCCCCGGCAGTCTTAAACTAATCATGGAGTAAGTAATGCTAACACTGATCGAAGTTGGAGAGAATGAGATAAGCCGATACAAGCAGGATACCTGCATTGCGCCCGGCAAGTATTATATGTTTCAGGGGTTCAAGCCTTCAGACGTTCAGAAGAAGCGGTTGCAGCTCATGGCTTGTAGCAGCAAAACCGGGCGCTTCATGTGGCTTGCCCCATACGAACCCTGGGTGAAGCGCATGCTGGACGGGTCACTGATTCAGGTTCCCGCGAAACTCGAAACAGTGGACTGGGGTTTGATCGGCATTCGGCAGGAGATGGTTCGCCGATGGCAGCAGTGGTTGCTGAACGAGTGCTACACCTATCTGCGCCATGGGCTTGAGTATCGGCGTGGGTGGGTTGCACCGCTGGGAGCTGGTAAAACGCTGGCTGGCCTACTTATCGGCCAATTCTTTGAACCGGGTCAGGTAGCCGTTCTCGCATCCCGATACCTGCATGAGACTTGGAAATCTCAGGCGCAGGAGTGGGGCTTCCCCATACCACTGCTCTCCACTTACGAATCGAGCCACAAACTCCCCGATACAGTTCGGTGCCTGATCGTCGATGAAGTGCTTGGGCTCAAGAACCCAGATGCACAGAGGAGTTTGAAGGCATTGGAGATCAGCAAGCGGTGTGAAGTGGCGGTTGGCTTCACGGGCATACCGACAAGCGGGGGTGGGCCACTGGATTGGCGATGGCTGCGAGTCATTGTGCCCGGCTCGGTGCCCGATGACCCGAAGGCGTTCCAGTTCGCATGGGGTTTGGACACCCAGCTCAAGGAAGTCGGCCCGAATAAAGCGTATGTGACTACTGAATGGGATCATCAGAAGCTGGCTAAGTTCATCGCCCCGTTCGTCCACACGATTGATCTGTCAGAGATCAGCCAGGAACTACCCGAAGTTACAGTCAGCTATATCTCATGCCCGCAGCCGAAACAGTACGACCAGATCAAGGCGGGGGCTGGAACAACCAATGGCACACACAAGCGTCTGGCACAGGTGCTGCAATGCACTGATGGATTCATTTACAACGACAACGACCAGCCAGTTCGCTTGCCATCGGAAAAGCTGAAAGCGGTTGTTGAGTGGGTTGAAGGGCTTGACGAGTCGGTAATACTGGTTGCAGCGTGGACTGATACGGTAAACCAGCTTGCCGAACTGCTTGTCGATTACCGACCCGCAATCCTCGGTGGTGGGGCGCGTGATCCCGGCGCTGAGATCGAGCGGTTCAAGACTGGTCAGACTCGCCTGATGATAGCGAATGCAGGCTATAGCAAAGGCATGAACCTGCAGAAGATTTGCCGCATCATTGGCTTCTTATCAGTCAGCTCCAAGCCCGATGACCTGGAGCAGATGATCGGGCGCATTGTTCGCCCCGGTCAGCGTGACGGTGTGCAGATCACGTATTTCGTGTGCGAAGATACAATGGATCGGCGGCGAATTGAGCTGGTGCAGAAGCACCGGGGTTGTTCGCAAGAGTTCATCGAAAAACTATTACTGGAGGAATTGGACAAATGAACTTCACAGTAAGCGCGAAGGAATATATGGATTTGCTGGCACTGAAGAACTGCGTTGGTGCAGTGATTAAGACTTACAGGCAGCAGAGGCAGTTCATCGGAACACCCGGCTGCGACTCATTGATAAAAGCATTGGAGGCAAGCTGTGGACAAGTGGAAATTGGCAATGATAATGTGGCTGGTAGTAACGATTCTGGTAGTGCTACTGGAGCCGTGACTCATGGAGGCAGCGATGATTATCCATAACCTAAACAAGTTCCCTGATTTTCGATCCTATGAACACTACGACCTTTATGAATTTACCGAGTTTGACTTGGACAATTTGATCGGTAAAGGAATTGACGAAATCTGGTACTGGTATGGCTGTGGTGGCTATGAGGGAATCGGGTGGGTATTACTGCGGCAAGGTGATACCTATGATCTGCATGACCTGGGGCACTGTTCATGCTACGGGCCTCTTGACTACTGTGACCCTATGTGGCAGTCTCCAGAGACTATTCGTGAGCGCTATTCATCTGAGGTGATGAGTGAAGTAGCAGACTTATTAAAGGCGGCAAAATTATGAAACTGATAATTAAGACCGAGGCAGATACTGTGTTTCAAGTTGCTTATTTCAGCAGCGCTGAAGGAGGTATGGACACTGACGTATTTGGCAAACCGGTGTTTACACTGGAGGAGGCACTAGAAGTGCTGCGAACTGCACAGCTCACCCGCAGCTCTGAAGACTGGGTAATTGAAGTCCGGGCTAAGTTCTCGACTACAGAGGCTAAACAAGCATGAAACAAACTATGCTGTATCTCGATACCGAGACTGTAGGCTTGTGTGGGAACTGCAAGCTGATACAGTTCGCTGTTGATGAGGGTTCAGTGCAAATGATAACCTTGTTGAAAGGTTGGGAAGCAGATGCAGAAGTTCGGGCACAGCTTCACAAGCTCTACGAGCTGATCGACAAGCCTGATACTATGCTAACATGCTTCAACAGCGCGTTTGATTTATTTGTTTTATATAAGCTCAAGCATAGGCTACTCGGACACAAATACGATTCACCAGAGCGGCCAGTGATGCCGTTCAAGTGCAAGGTTCTCGATCTACAGATACCGGCCATGCTTAAAAGCCCGCTGGCCCCATTCGCATTCAGCCGGTCTGGGGGCAAGTCCGTAGCACTGCTGCGCCGAATCCCGGTTGCAGCTCAGGAGATCGTTGCGACTCGGGTTGCGGATATTCTCAAGCCGCTGCTCCCCCAGTCGTTCGAGTTGGGTGTGGGGATTCACAAAGTTGCTAAGCAGCCGAACCTGGTTACCTTGAGCTTCAATGTTAAAGGTCGATTATCGCTCAAGGGGCTGATGGCCGAATATGGCTTACCGACTCTGAAGCTGGCCGAGTGCTGGCCGCTGCCTGAAAAAGGCTTGGAGAAGCCTTGGCTGCCCTACCCTGATCCGGCGGTTCACGACCCGATCGAAGCACAGTGTGACGAAGTGTTGCGCGGGCCGAAGGATTCAGCGTTCTACCGCTATTCCGAGCTTGATATTATTTATCTGAAGGTGTTATATGAAAAACTTAATCACCCGGAACCCGACTACAATTCAGCGTGTGTGGCAAACATTGCATACCTTCGCTACTATGGTTTCGATCTTGATTTCAAAGCTCTTGAAGAAGCAAAATACTATTACGGGCGCAAGGTTGCAGAGATCGAGCAAGCCTTGCAGGGGATCAATCTCCGATCCTCAACAGATCGGTTGGCGCTACTGCAACCCCATTTTCCGATCATCGCCTCGACTGCCAAGAAGGTCTTGAAGGTTCTGGCCGAGGAGGATTCTGAAGGTGGACGACTGTGCAAGATGATTATGGACTATGGCCCCGCCCGACAACGCCTGCTCCAGATCGAGAAGGTTATGGAATGCAGAACGGGCAAAGCACACCCAAGTTTGCGGGTTATGGGAACGGCAACCAACCGCAACGCCGGTGAGGGTGGGTTCAACTGGCAGGGTGTATCGAGCTGCGACGAAGTTCTCGGATATGAGCTGATCGACAACGACCTGGGTGATATACCTGAGCAGATTCTGGATGAAGAATTTGAGCAGGCGAGTGAGGAAGTGGAGCAGGTTCAGGAGCTGAAGAAAGAGAAGGTGGGTCTGAGACACGCAATTCTCACCCCGTGCGTAGGTGACTGGGCGAGTTTCGAGGTTCGCATCGCTGCGAAGGTGTATAACGATGAGAATTTGCAGCGGGACTTGCAGGCAGGTATGGACATGCACACGATGGCACTGGTTACAAGCCACCCCAAAGCTCTTGCTGAGAAGCTAACCTATGAGGAAGCTGACCGGATTTACAATGATAAAGAGCATCCTCGGCACACGGAAATCGTGAAGTGGCGCAAAGGAATGAAAGCGGTGGTATTTGGTATATTCTATTTCGCGTCGATGATGAAGGTTGCCGAAGTTCTCAACATCCCCGATCACGAAGCACAGATTGTTCTGGACAGGTTCTACAATCGCTGGCCGGGGATTCAGAGATACCGAACTGAAATCGAGCGCCGGTTCATCACTGCCGATACCGAACACTGGTCGAAGGGTTCAGTAGCCCGAATGGATACCCTGCAATCGGATTTAACTGGTTTTGAACGGCGATGGGAGTTTGAGAAGTCAGTGGCCGTGGCGCTGTGGGGTCTGGGGCAAACGAACAAGATCAAGACTGGGTTGGTAGGAACTGTGACCCGAACCGCAGCGAAAGGCCCTCAGACCATTGACAATGCAATCGTATCAGCGTGCTTGGGTTCAGCAATCGCAATCCAGGCAGCAGTGTCCAGGCAGGCGGGTAACATGCCGGTGCAGGCAACTGGCTCGTCGATTAACAAAATGCTTCAGGCGAAACTCTGGGACGAGCTTCGGGTGCCTACTCTCAGTATCCACGATGAGCTATTCCCGCCCCACCACCCGAATTACGTGTGTACCGATTACGCAAAGTGCATAGACAGCTACGTTGAGAGTGTACAAGAACTCGTGCCAATGTTGGCATTCGACTATGCGAAAACTAATCGCTGGTCAGACAAATAAGGAGAACTAAGTGAATAAAGTGAATTGTATAGACCATTTATCAGTGTCAAGCATCGGACTGGCAATGAATTGCCCACGATCATGGTGGTGCAAATATCTACTCAAAAAAGACAGGCCATCAGGCGAGGCAGCCCAGTTCGGTTCGCAGTATGACCAGATCATTGGCAAGCGCCTGAATACCAAGTGCCACAAGGAAGAAGCGGTTACGGGGGAACTGGCAGATGGAGTTGAGGAAGCGGTGAATGGATACCTGAGCCAGCCCCACGCATTCCGATCGGCAACCGATTCCCAGCTACCGATCCACATCAGTCCATCGGAGTGGGAAGTCATGGCCGAAATGCTGGGCATGTATTCCGAAATCCCCTACCCGATTACCGGCTTCATTGATCTGTATGACTCCAACAAACGAGCGCTGGTGGACTTGAAAACGTCCAGCTCGAAGCGAACCACATTCATGTGGGGCATGCAGGTATTGATCTACAGTTTGGCTACTCAAGCCAATGAAGCACGAATCCACCTGATGACAAAGACCAAGACCCCTGCTTATTACGATCTTCAGGTACCAGTGACGCCTACCTCGCAGCGATGGGCAGTGCAGGTTTTCGCTCACCAGGCAGCGATCATCAAGCAGTGGCTTGTCGAAGGTGCTGGCGAACACCTACCTCGCATACCCGATTACTGGTGCCATTGGTGCGCTGAGGAATTGGAGTGCCCTGCATGTAATATCATTCTCGGAGGTTGAAATGATTATCGGATTAACCGGATTCTCGAAAGTAGGCAAAGACCTGCTGGCAGAGCAGATACAGAGCTATCAGCGATGTGCGTTTGCAGATGTGCTGAAGCAGGAAGTCACCCGCATACTGCTGGCCAACGACATTAAAGCAGACTTGTAGGGAGCGGATAAGGAAGAATGGCGCTGGTTGTTAGTGGGTTGGGGCCGAATGCGGCGGGCGCAGGATCTAGATTACTGGATCAAGCAACTGTATCTGCGTATCGCGCCCATCGACCAGGGTGCCTGGATTGTAACAGACGTTCGCTATCCGAATGAGGTAGCTTGGATTAAAAAACATCGGGGACTGGTGATTGGTCTTACCCGCCCCGGATTCGATGCAGCGAATGATGAAGAGCGGGAATCGATCAAACAGATTCGGATTCAATACCCTGATCTACCGTGGCTCGTTAATGATGGCACACCCAGAGAGTTGGAAATAGCTGCTCGGGGGATTATCAAGGGATTTTACACTGGACGTTGCAAAGGAGGCTCGTATGTCGTCTAATAAAATTAAGGAGGAGTTCACATGGTTAACTGCGTATTGTCCATAATATTCTTAAACCTCTATCTCTTGGCTGGCCTAGTGGTGTATCTCCTACAGCTTTTCATCGACGATGTTGTTGAACATTTGGTTCACAAGTTCGGGTATTCAGCTGTGCGGGGGTATATTTACAGTTGGAGAAGTTCTGCCCCAGGCCCTTTCATGGTAGTATTTTGGCCTTTCTTCTTACTAGATATGTTCAGGCTTACACTGATAGGTATATGGCGGCTAGCCATCGTTCGATTCCTGCCCGACTTCAAAACTCCTTGGCAGAGTTTAGTGGAAAAGTGTAGCGTTTGGGCCGAAAAAATGCTATACTAACCATTAGCCGAAACAATACCTCCA